GTCGAAGGAGAGGTGAGAGTCGAGGATGTCAGCAATAAGCTGACGGCGGATATCTGCAAATGTCTGCATGATGGTTGAATTGAAGTTTGAAAATGTTGATTCAAGAGGTATCTAAGATATATACACTCTTCATAAATGAAGAGAGTGTATATATCAAGATACTCTAAGAGGTTCAGAGGAGGCGGAGCAACAGCTTGTACTCAAAGTACAAGACAGCGCCCGCCAATGTGAAGGAAAGGATTGCAGTCATCTTCGATGAATTAAGGTTTAACAAGCAATGCTCTTTGAGCATTGAGGCAGTCGATGATTGCGTCGAGCGTCGCAACCGCTTTGTCGTTTCCTTCGAAACGAGCCAAATCTTTGACTTCAGCTACCATTCTATGGTAGTTGGCATTGATGTGATTCTGAAAGATATTCATTTTCAATGAATTAGAGTTCGAAAGGGAGTTCGTTAATGCTAACTTCGTTAGCAACGGGGAGAGTCGAAGACTCCATGTGCAGGGCGAGCACTGCGGTGAGAGCCTCAATCTTAGCTTCCAAGGAAGCTACTCTTGACTCATCAACCGAAGGTTGAGCGGCAACCTCAGCCCTTTCAGCAGTAGCAGAACGAAGTTCTGCTTTCTTTGCCGCTTTAGCGGCAGCTCCAGTGGCCACCGAGACAGCTTTGGCTGACTTTGCAGCCTCCTTGACGGAGGCTTTCTTAGCCTTCTTCGAAGGCTTGATTGGACCAACTTCGTTGGTCTTGTTGGCCATCTCTTGGCGGTCTGCCACCTTCTGTGAAGGTGTTCTCTTCGTCGTCTTACGACGACGCTTCTTCGTCTTCGAAGCCTTCGGCTTCTCTTTAACCTCTTCGAGGTTATTGATGAAGTCCAAGGCTTCAGTCAGAAGCTTTACAGCTTCTGCTTTGCGGGCCGCAGTGGGACGGAAGATGGCTTGGTTGGTTGCCTTTCGGCAATCGGAGAAATTGAAGTTTGACATGAGATAATGTATTAGAATGAATTCATAGAATTCATTCATTCTAATACATATCTCTAGGGTTCGGTGTATTCACTACACTATCGAAGATAGTAGTAGTGGAGTTGAAGGCCGCTAACACACTGAGAGATAACTCGTTATCTCCGTATGTTAGCCATCGCGAAGACCGACCAAATCGGCACTGAATGTTTCCCCTGAAAGGGGAAAGGTCAGAGTCGAAAGATGGATTGGGGAGGGATTGTCCCACCGCAACGAAGACGACGCAAGCTTCGCAGGTCTCATGCAGTGGTAGAGCTAACCCTACCTAACTGACTGAAAGTCAGTAGGTAAAAAGCTAAAAGTATTTGCGCTAATATCGAAGATATTAGGGGGGTGGGGTTGGCCAAACCGTTTCGGTTCGCATGCGCAGTCGTGCAGAAGTCTATATAATCCCCACGGTCTACATTTCTCGTGCATTTTTTGGATCATTGACTTCAGTATCAAGAAAAACCACTCAAAACTGATCTAACACCTTATCAACAACACATGATTAGCTGGTAATTAACCCTTTTATTTAGAGCCACTTAGAGTCTTTTGTGTAAAGTTCTGCTTTAGGGTTGACTTTTAAAAAAATCCTTTATACCTTTACGGCATCGAAGCGATTCAGAAGTAAGAATAAGCATGCAAAGTTGGTTTTTGTGTGTACACAGAAGAGTCCTTTTTCTTTATGGCGCGAGAATAGTTGTATCTAGACATGAAAACAGCATACAGAGCCCAGCAGGGCATGAAAGTACAGAAGGATCCCCCCAAGGGTTATCGTTACAATGAGGCTGGGAACTTGGTTCCTGTGGATTTCAGTGAGTTCCACGAGATGCCATCAGACTCTCTAAACGCAGACGCAATAAAGAAGGGCATTTCTATGGCTGAATCTCTTGGTGGAGTTCTTATGATGAATCCAACCAGCACAGCTACTGGTATGTACGGTCAGAGATACAGCGAGATCAAAGACTTGCCGTTTATGAAGGGTGTTTCTAGAGAGCAGTTTGCTCAATCTCCAGAGCTGCAAGAGAAAGTGTTTGATATGAGGATGGAGGAAGGCATTGGAGGCCCTTCACTCAGAAGGAATGCTATGGAGCTTACTGAGGAGTATGCACCGCAGCTTGGTGATGACTGGAACTTTAGCCTTGATGACGTTGCCTTCTTGAGCAACTTCTTGGGGAGGCAACGTACAAGGGAGTACTTTGCAAGCCTTAGGGATGGCACTGATTTCAAGGTTCCTGGTACAAATAAGACTCCAGAGGAGTACTTAAAAATAGCTAGAGGAGCAGCTTATCAAGATTGATTATATTTGCTGTCATGAAAACAAAAAAGAAATTCCCAGATCTGAACGGTGACGGTAAGGTTACTATGGCAGACGTACTTAAGGGCCGTGGTGTCAAGAAAGCTGGCAAAGGCATGAAGTACAAAGGTGGCGGAAACTACGACCCCAAGAAATCTGCTATGCTGAAAGGTCTTGAAGACAAGATCAAGAAAGCCAAGGGTACACCTGAAGCGAAGGCCCTTGTAGAGAGATACAGAAAGCTGTCTGGGGTTAAGTGAGAAAATACTACTTCAATCCCAAGCAGAAGCGAAAGGACTCTGGAGTAGAGAATGAAAAAAGACGCCTAAACAATGAAGCTGTCAAAAAATCTGTCGCTCGCAGAAGTGATAAAAAGCACAACGGCTAAGCGCTTAGGTATAGATAACACCCCCGATGACTGGACTAAAGAGAATCTCCGACAAATTGCGCTCAACGTATTTCAACCTCTTAGGGACGCTTTCAAGTGCCCTATATACGTGTCGAGCGGCTATCGTTCAGCTGAGCTCAACACTGCTATCGGCGGGAGTAGCCGTAGTCAGCATGTGGAAGGAAGAGCGCTCGATTTGGACGCAGACGTTTACGGAGGCTGCACAAACGCTCAGATCTTCCAGTATATACTCAATAACCTTACGTTTGATCAACTTATCTGGGAGTTTGGTGATGACGATAATCCTGACTGGGTTCACGTTAGCTTCTTTTACGATGGGATTAATCGTGGTCGGTGCCTCAAAGCTTGCCGCGACGATCAAGGAAAAACTTACTACAAAGTAATATTTGAATAATGGCCACACTTACAGTAACAATAACAGAGAACGTCACCCTCAACGGAAAGGAAAGGGGTAGCGAAAACACCCTTGAGATAACGGGTGTCAATCAAACCATGGGCAGGATAGTAAGCACACCTGCTGATGGAGGTGGGGCAGCTACTCAAACTACTATAGCTAACTTTAGAACTGCTGTTACTACAGCAGATAGCGCCATGGATGATGACGACGTGAAGTACGTAAGGGTTACAAACCTTGACGATACGAATCAAATCATCTTGTCCCTGCAGATAGCTGCTAACGGCGATGCCGATGCAGACTCTTCAGCTAGCATACTGCTAGAGGCAGGACAAAGCTTTATAGTACACAAAGGTGTCGGGGTGGCAGCTGTAGACGATGACGCTGCCACGGCTGTCACTGTGCTCAAGGACCTCGAAAGCATCATAGCTATCAACGACAACAACGCTGACGTTGACGTAGAGCTCTTTGTAGCCAGCGCTTAAAGCTCTAGCTCTTTGTAGAAAGATTGTACGAGAAGCCTTGCTCTCTGTGTAAGCGCATAGCGCACCCTGTAGTTGTATTTAGTTTCTTCTCTAAACAAGTGATCAGCCATCGTCTGTGACGGGGTCATCTTGTCGAAGTGCTTGTATATATACCCTTCGTTAAGTAGTGGGTATATAATCCTTTCCCCTAGTTTCTTCTCTGAGTATTCATATTCTTTAACCGCGTGTTTTAAAGTAAAGAACTCAAGGTCGTAAGCCCACAGCATAAACATCATCTCGCGCTCAAAGATGTCTTTCTTTCTGCAGAAATTCATCATCGTGCACCTGTAGTTCTTTAGGTAGTTCTTTTTTACGTACCTTTGATTGAGACGAGAAAACTCTCTAAAGAGTTTCTTTTTTGAAACAACGCTTTTTGGCATTAAACTAAAGATATGGATAAGTACAAAGGTATGGAACAAGAGGGGTTTTGGTTCGAAATGCAAGAACTTGCACATTCTTTTTCTGATGTAATCAAAAAGTACGGGATGGAAGATCAGGTTATATCTGCTATTGTAGTAGGTGTGCTTGAACCAGTCGATGAAGAAACCAGCAACATGAGAGCTTTCTTTCACTACAACCTCGAAACTCAAGAAGAGCTAGATGTTGTGAAAAACTTTATGACGAACTCTTACTCACCGTCAGATGACGACGACTTTGATATCGACGGACTACTAGATGGACTGGGTATATCACTTAATTAAAATGCAAGGACTTATTAGAAAGATTATTGTCGGCAGAGACCCGAAAGACGCTATGGCGTACTACGTAGGGATGAAAGCTGGCACAGGGAAGGTTAGCGCCATAGTGCTCGACGAAGAGCATCTTCATAGATACAGCAAGAAGAGATATCTTGTATATTTGCAATCAGATGATGGTCAGGTGCTATGGAAGTCTGTTGACGACATGCCCTGTATGATAGAATTTGACTGCAACTTCTAATGAATAAAAACAACCTATATACTGGAGGCAACGAGTTTGTCAGACCTAACGGAAAGCCGTATACAGGTAGCTACCATATTCACGAAGGCAAAGGGGCTATGTCTGGAGCCTCCCACACCTCAAACAGTGTAAATCTTACACCATCTACTGCAGCAGCTTCTAAAAAGGTTGCTCAAGTAGAACAGAGTAGACAAAGGTCCTTTATACGGACATCTAGACAAAACCCAAGACCAGGGTCAAGGTCAACTTTATATTAATTAAATGAAGACTTTACATGTGTTCGTCGTTGAGCTAGAAAAGCAAATCAACGACACGATTACCACGGACAGTGGTTTAGAGCTGTATATCGACACACGGTTCGAAGGCAGCGAGTTTAAGCACAGGGTTACTCAAGGCCCTGTAGTTTCTCCACCGCTAAAGCATAATACTGGCGTAAAAGTTGGAGATACGCTTTATTTTCACCATCTTGTGGTCATGAATAAGGGGCAAGCTCTTACTGGTGATGACAACCACTTTATTGTGATGTACGACCCAAGAAGTACGATCAACAATCAAGCTATAGCGTACAAGTGCAAGAAGAGCGGGGAGATACAGCCTCTGGCGGGCTGGACACTACTAGAGGAAGTCGAGCAGGAAGAACTTCACCTGAAGTCAGATGTTATTGATGTCGTAGAACTTAAAGATAAGCTCCCAACAAAAGGAAGAGTAGCTTTTAATGCCCCGTGGATAGAAGAAAGCGGATTGAAAGTAGGCGACATAGTTGGGTTCAAAGAGAACAGAGACTATAGAATCAATATAGATAGTAAAGAATATTATCGAACCAGACTAGAAGACTTGTTGTATGTCGAAGAAGAAGTTTACAACGATTGATGCAGCTCAGCGCCTTATGGCGAGCATGGAGGCGGCAATCGACAACATGATCGACGAAGTGAAGAAACCTGTTGATCCTGAGATCAACGGAAGCGCACGTAAGGCCGAGCTTCAGTCCATCAAGCAAACAGCCACAGACTGTAAAGAACTAATCGTTGAAAGACAGCGATTAGAACAAATGATAAAAGACCTATCTACAAATGGAGGGATTGAAGAAGCCAAAGATTACAGCGGAGGTTTCGCTGAAAAGTTCTCTAAATGATTGGAAAGAAGTAGTGTATCAAATGAATAAAACAGACTTTAGGTTCTGGGAGGAATCCTGGAACGACGAGTTCGAAGATTAAGCGGCATCCTCCTTTCGCCAGGCGGCCCCCTACGCAAACAAGGGGTAATCAAACTGGGGCGTAGTTCAGTTGGTTAGAGCGTCTGTCTTATACACAGGAAGTCGTGGGTTCAAGTCCCACCGCCCCAACAAATAAAATTTAAACCATGGCAAAGAAACAAGGAGTAGGTGAAGCCTACACAAAAACGACCGTTCGGCGTAAGGGGGTGCACGCTAAAACCAAGCAGTCCAAAAACAAAAATTCAAAAAACTACAAGAAGGCATACAGGGCACAAGGAAGGTAAGGGTATATATGTGTCCACTTTTGTGCGTGGGGTATATATGTGTCCACTTTTGTACATTTGCGTTATGAGGCTTAAAAAGCGTAACTACAAAGAAGAGTATCGCAAGTACGGTAAAGGCGGTAAAGCCAAGAGATACCGTGCGGCCTTGAACAAGATAAACAGAAGGAAGGGCACTTACGGCAATGGGGATGGGCTTGATGAGGCTCACGTTGGGCGTTCGAACAGAACCACCCCTATGCCAGCATCCAGAAACAGGGCTAACAACAGGCCCAGGATAAGACGCAGCAGGTAACTGTATGCGCCCGTAGCTCAGCTGGATAGAGCATTTGCCTTCTAAGCAAACGGTCACAGGTTCGAATCCTGTCGGGCGTACTAAATTAAATTGACATGGCTAAATATAAATGTGAATGCGGAGAGGAGAAAGAAGCCTCTGGGGTGAAAATCAAGTTCGTCAACGACAAGGCTCGTCATGAGATTACTTGTGACAAGTGCGGCGAATACATGGAGCTAGCCAACCCAAAGTCTGGGGCACCTAGCTTTAGAAGCAACCGTTATGGCCAGGTATTCTGATGAGGATCCTATCCGAATTTGCCCCAAGGGTACGGAAGGTGAAAGTATTGAACTTGGTGGGCTTCTCATTGTTCTTCCCGCTACACCTCCCGAGGAGGAAATTGCTGGACATGGAGCCCCAAAGCATCTGCAGCTGTGGGAGAGAATTCCTATGCCCCAGGAGCTGTCTCGCATTAAGTCTATGGATGAGTGGGGGGAGATGCCAAGGGAGTTTCGACAAAAGTTTTCTCCGTATATCGAAGAAGAGTTTCGCCGTCGGCGTGAGGGCTTTTGGTTTTATAATAACGGTGTCCCTACATATATTACGGGTAGGCACTATATGATGCTTCAGTGGACTCGGATGGATATAGGTTATCCGAGCTTCCTAAACTTCCAAAGAGAAATTTTCTTACATTTGGCTGCGTGTGAGGCGGACCCGCGCTGTATAGGCCAGCTGTATACTAAGTGCAGGCGGAGTGGGTATACGAATATCTGCTCCGCCGTCCTTCTTGATGAAGCGACGCAGGTCAAAGACAAACTCCTTGGAATCCAGTCAAAGACTGGTAAGGACGCTCAGGAAAATATATTCATGAAGAAGGTGGTGCAAATGTTCCGCCACTACCCCTTCTTCTTTAAACCAATTCAAGATGGTACCACTAACCCACGCATGGAGCTGGCTTTTCGCGAGCCGAGTAAGAGAATCACGAAGAAGAATAAGACTTCGCAGACGGGCGAAGCTCTTAATACGGTAATTAATTGGAAAAACACAACTAACAATGCGTATGATGGAGAAAAGCTCCACATACTGTATTTAGATGAGGCTGGAAAATGGGAAAAACCTACAGACATAAGGGACGCCTGGAGGATTCAACGGACGTGTTTGATCGTAGGGCGAAAAATAGTCGGAAAGGCGCTAGTCGGAAGCACCGTAAATCCAATGGACAAAGGTGGAAAGGAATACAAGGACCTTTGGAGGGATTCGGACCCGAACGAGAGGAACAAGAATGGTAGAACTAGAAGTGGCCTGTATAGGCTGTTTATACCAGCCTACGACTCCCTAGAAGGATTTTTTGACAAGCATGGCAATCCAGTCGCATATGATCCAGATGAGCTTGTAGAGGGCCTTGATGGGGAAGATATCGTGTTTGGAGCTAAGACGTATCTTAAGAACGAAAGAGAAAACCTAAAGAACGATGCTTCAGAACTCAACGAGGTTATTCGTCAGTTTCCGTTTACAGAAGACGAAGCTTTTAGAGACAGTATTGACGGAAGCCTTTTTAACGTTGGCCAGATATACGAGCAAGTCCAATACAATGACGACCTCTTCCCAAATCCAGTTGTAAAGGGGAACTTTGTCTGGAAAGATGGGGTTCAGGATTCTGAGGTTGTATTTAAGCCAGACTCAAAAGGAAGGTTTAGGGTTTCATGGATGCCTCCAGAAGGCATGAGAAATCAGAAGAAGTTTGAAAGAAGTAAACGTATTGCACCTAATGCAGAGCTGGGGGTAGGCGGGGTTGACTCTTATGACCTTGATGCCACCGTCGACGGACGGGGGTCTAAGGGTGCGCTACACCTGTATAACAAGTTTCACATGGAGCACCCATCAAACATGTTTGTTCTGGAGTATGCGTCCCGTCCTCCTCTAGCTAAAATCTTCTATGAAGACTGCCTTATGGCAGCTGTATTTTACGGGTACCCACTGTTAATTGAAAACAATAAGTACGGTATCGCAAGGTACTTTGAATCAAGAGGTTACGATGGGTACTTAATGGAAAGACCCAAGCACTTGATTGCCCCCAACAGCTCCATTAAGACAAAGACCAAAGGAATACCATCTAACTCTCAGGATGTCATTCAGGCTCATGCTCACGCCATTGAAGCATACATACACGACCACGTAGGTATAAATAGAGAGACTGGGGAATACGGGAAGATGTATTTCAACAGAACCCTTGAGGACTGGATTGGATTTAAGATCAACGACAGAACAAAATTTGACCTTACTATAAGTTCTGGATTGTGTCTTTTGGCAGCTCAAAAAGTGAAGCCAAAAAAGAAGACATCTAGCTTCGATGAGCGCAAATTTTTTAGGCGATATGAGGTGCGCGGATGATTTGTTATATTTGCCCTAAATAATGTATAAATGTATAATAGGGACAAATCGTCTTCTGGCTTCCCCAACCCACTTGCTAGCGAACAAGAAAAGCGTGACAAGAGCTATGGGTTGCGGTATGCTAAAGCTATAGAAAGTCAGTGGGGCAAGATGGCGGACAAGAGCTCTCTCTACGGAAGTAGAAATGAGATCTTTAGCAGAAACAGGAACTATGCCAACGGTACTCAAGACACCAGCATATACAAACAACTGCTTACATCTCTGGCCCCTAATAACGGAGAGGGCAGTCTACTTAACTTGGATTTTACTCCAGTCCCAGTTCTCCCTAAATTTGTTAGGGTTGTTGTAAACAAAATACTGTCAAGAAACCCCTACCCAAACCTTGAGGCTGTAGACCCTCTTTCTTCTTCAGAAAAGAACAAAGAGAAGAACAGAATCAGAACGCAAGTGGCTGTAAAAAAGCAGCTTGAAGAACTTAAGCAACAGACAGGCGGTCTTGTTCTTGACGAGGATCCAGCAAATCTGCCAGAGACTCTAGAAGAGGCAGAGATCTTTTTGGATACAAACATTAAGACGGACGCTGAGATAGCTGCTCAGGTTGCTACCAACCTCACTCTTTCTTGGAACAACTTTAACGACGGGACATACAGAAGATGCGTCAATGACTTGGCCGCACTTGGTATGGCTGTTGTCAAAAGAACCAACGACCCCAACTACGGCATTAAGGTTGATTACGTAGATCCAAAAAACTTTGTCCACAGCTACACTGAAGATCCATTCTTTGAGGACATAGTATATGCTGGTCACATTAAGGAAGTCACTGTAAGTGAGCTTAAGAGAATAGCTGGAGGTGAGCTTACCGAAGATGACCTGAAAGAGATACTTAAAGTCGCGTCTAAGAAGTCAAGCAAATACGGTGCATCTCCTTCTGACTACAGAGCATACAATGCAGATAAAGACTACAGCGAGTACATGGTGCAGATCATGGACTTTGAGTTTGTTTCAGTCGATTGCATGTACTTTGAAGAGAAGTCAAATAGATACGGGAACACTGGTTTCTACTACGAAGGGTTTGAGTACAAAGAAAGAGCTGGCTCTGTATATGAAAGAAAGCCCTACAAGCTTGAAACGGAGATGGTGTATGGTGGGACTTACATCCTTGGCACCAACCATGTAATCAAGTACGGAAAGATCGCAAATGTCCCTAAGAACATCCACGATCTGTCAAGATGCAAGATGTCTTTCTCTCCAGTTGCAACGAACCTTAAAGACAACATGCCTAAGTCTATGGTTGACAGCTGTGTAGGTTTTGCTGATATGCTTCAGATAACTCACTTGAAGCTTCAGCAAGCTATAGCTAAAGCCAAGCCAGACGGGTTGATCATTGATATTGAAGGTTTGGAAAACGTTCAGCTCGGCAAGGGTGGAGAGCTTCAGCCACTGGAGCTTCACGATATCTACGAGCAAACAGGTGTGTTCTACTACAGAAGTAAAAACCCAGAGGGAGGATTCCAGAACCCACCAGTTCGTGAGATAGGTAACAGCATCCGAAACATCAACGAGCTTATCGGACTGTACAACCACTACTTGAGGCTTATAAGAGACACCACTGGTATCAACGAGGCCATGGACGCTTCTTCACCTAAAGGCGATGCCTTGGTTGGGGTTAGACAGCAGGCTATCGCGGCTGGTAACAACGCTATATACGATATAACAAACTCTTCTATGATGCTCTTCAAGAAGGTTTGTCAAGATATCGTAAAGTGCATTCAGATCATTCCACCAGACTCTGTCCTTATGACTGCATATAAAAATGCTATAGGTGAAGAGAACATGAACGTCCTAAGCTCATTTAGCGACTTGCCTATGTATAACTTCGGTGTTCAGGTTCAGAAAGAGATGGAGGATGAAGAGCGTCAGTTCTTGGAGCAAAACATACAGGTTGCTTTGGCTCAGAAAGAAATAGACCTCGAAGACGCTATGGCCGTTAGAGACCTAAAAGATATCAATCAAGCAGAAAGGCTCCTGGTTGTGCGTCGTCAAAAGCGCATGAAGAAGCAGCAAGAGATAGCTCAGCAAAATTCTCAGATGCAAGCTCAACAGCAAGCAGCTGCCGCTCAAGCAGCGAGTCAATCAAGAATGCAAGAGATGCAGATGCAAGCTCAGATTACGGCTCAAGAGCTGCAGCTTAAAAACCAGCTGGAAGCGCAGCTTGAACAGGTTAAGCATCAGTTCAGAAAAGAAATTGAACTTATTAGGGCTCAGGCAACGCTTGGATTTAAAACCGAAGATCAAGAGTTTAAAGAAAAGCTTGAGGTCCTTAAGGAAGACAGAAAAGACGAGCGTGTAGACAAACAAGCTGTAGCTCAGTCTAAACTTTTGAGTCAAAGAAAAGACCAGCGTGGCGAGCTTCCAGAAACTAAGCAGGAAACAAATATTAGCGAACTCCTTCAATAATGGCTAACAAGGTAAATTTAGATATAGCTGAAAAGCTAAACATCACATGTAGAAAGGGTGACACCTTTGCCCTCACCCTAACACTAAAGGATTCGTCTGGCACAGCTTTGACGCTTGCCACAAGTGGTTACGAATTTCTCATGCAAGTTCGCGGAGCTAAAAACCCAAGGACTCAGCAAAGACCTTTGATAATGGGTACGTCTACAAAGGGGAAGCTCGCAGAAAAAGATGGTTTCTCCACAAACTTTACTTTTACTACCGACGACAGCGGAAACGTAACCATAACAGCATCTAATGAAGTTATGGAAAAGGTTGACGCAGGTAAGTACTACTATGACTTGCAGCAAATTGTAGATAACATAAACACCACTATATTAGAGGGTTTGTTTATTGTCAATGACGATATCTCTAAAACAACCCTGTAATGGCAATTACTGTAACAGACTCTGCTGGTAACACTATATCTGTATCTGTATCTGGAGGCACTTCAACCTCTTTTACAACTACTAGCACATCTGTATCGGTATCTGCACCTGATCAGTCTAGTGTAGAGGTTAAGGCTCAAGGACCTAAAGGTGATACAGGCGAGACTGGTCCTCAGGGTCCTGCTGGTATTGGCCCTGCAGGAGGTACTGAAAATCAGTTTGTACAGAAGAACAGCGCTACAGACTACGACACTAAGTGGAGTGCTTACACGTTGCCAGCAGCTGATGGAGTTGGTAGGCAAGTTCTTATGACGGATGGTGCGGGCACTGTTTCATTTGCTTACCCTCAGACCATCGCAGAGGATGTTAAGAATGTAAGTGGTGGCACACTTGTTAAGGGTACGCCTGTTCATGTCACTGGCAGCGTAGGCAACCTTGCTGAAGTCATTGCGGCAGACGCCTCTACAAACTATCCAGCTCACTTTGTGCTTGACGAAGATCTTGCAGACGAAGCCGAGGGAAAGGGTATTGCGCTAGGGTTTATCAACAACGTAGATGTTCCTGATGCCTCTATTTACACAGAGGGTCAGACAGTTTACCTAGGCGCTTCTGGTGGGTGGACAACAACCAAGCCGACTGGAACAAATGCTATTCAGAACCTTGGTATTCTTATCAAGGTCAACACATCTGGAAACAAAGTATCTGGCATCATTATGGGTGCTGGCAGGGCTAACGATGTTCCTAACATCCCTGATGGTCAGGCGTGGATTGGTAATGCAAGTGGCGTAGCCACTCCCACTACTCTGGCTGATGTGGCTACTAGCGGAGCATACTCTGACCTAAGCGGCACACCTTCTATCCCAGTGTCAGGCGTGGACTTTGATCCAGTAGGAACAGACAACTCCACAGATGTCACGCTCGCAGGCGCGTACAACTACCTAACCCTTTTGGGTCAGCAGATCACGTTAGGTCAAGTAGACTACACTACGGACATCTCGAATACACCAACGATTCCTTCTGCGTTGTCTGATCTCACTGGGACATCAGATGACATTGCGGAGGGCGCCACAAACAAATTCCTTACGTCAGCTGAAGAGACTAAGCTGGGCCACATATCTGTAACTCAAGCTGTAGACCTTGACACTATGGAGAGCGACATTGCTACGAATAATGCAAAGGTCTCCAACGTTACTACTGACTTAAGTACTACTACTGCAGCTTCCTCTGTGACCGTAAACTCAAGTGATGGTACAGACGCCACAATCAACGCTGCTACTACTACGGTTGCTGGTGTGATGAGTGGGGCTGACAAAACAAAATTAGACGGAATATCAGCAGGTGCTGAGGTAAATGCTGTTGACTCGGTAAACACTCAGACTGGAGCAGTTGTGTTGGATGCTGACGATATTGATGACACCACCACCACGCACAAGTTTACTACGGCCTCTGACATATCTAAGCTTTCTGGCATTGAAGCTAGTGCAGATGTAACTGACTCTGCAAACGTAACCTCCTCGCTTGTTGGGGCCACAGCTATTTCTGCTGGAGATAAGACTACGATACAAACAAATCTTGGTGTTGATCCTTCTGGCACTGACAACAGCACTGATGTCACTTTAGCTGGATCTTACAACTACCTTACGCTTTCTGGTCAGCAAATTACACTTGGGCAGGTAGATTACACAACAGACATATCTAACACGCCAACGATTCCTTCTGGAGATCTTGTTGACGATACGACTCCGCAGCTCGGCGGAAACCTTGACGTAAACGGCAACAAAATTGTCAGCACCTCTAACGGTGACATCGACATCGAGCCTAATGGCACTGGCAACGTTCTTCTTGGAAACTTTAAGTTCGATGCCGACCAAACTGTAGGTAGCGGTCAAGATGACTACGTTCTTACTTATGATCACACCGCAGGAACTATTGGTCTTGAGGCTGCTTCAGGCGGTGGTGGCGGAACAATTACAGCCCTCAACAATCAGGCTGAAAACAGACTCACTACTATTGGTGCTACGACCACAGAGCTAGACGGTGAAGCAAACCTGACTTTTGATGGTACGACGCTCACTGTGTCTGGTGAAGTAAAGGCCGATCAGATATATGTTAATGCTAGATTCCCAGCCTCACCGTCAAATGGGCACTTTACAGAGGGAGCCAGAATAGGTAGAGGGTTCTTTACTTCAGGCTCAATTACTGCTGGAGCCCTTTATGTTCTTGGAGCTTCTTCGTGGACGCTTGCTGATGCTGACGCCGCTAGTACTGGTTCTGGGCTTTTGGTTGTTGGTACAGATGCAGCAAGCGCTGCCGAGGTGGTGCTCGAAGGTTGTGTAAAGCTTGGTAGCAACACTGGCTTCAGCGGAGCATCTAAGGGGGACGTTCTATATCTATCCACCACTGGCGGTGAAGTCACAACAACTGCCCCTTCAGGTACTGGAGACATAGTTCGTGTTGTTGGATACGTGCTTAATGCGACCAACGGACAAATCTACTTTAACCCTGACAACACTTGGATTGAACTATGAGTAAGATTATTGGTGTTGATGCAGCTAACATTGATGGTATCTCAGGTATTGGAACTGGGTCTGAGGCTCACGTACTAACCTATCCGTCAACTGGAACTATAGCTTTTGGTGGGCTGTCTCTCCCCTCCTTTCCCTTCGATTGGGCTACGTTCTTCAGCGACCTCTCAGGATACGCCTATGAGCTGTCAACAACTCAGTTCACCAAGATAACTCAGAACAACGGTCACATCCTTGCATTGGATTCTAGCGGAAACCTTTACCACAAAACTAGTGACAACTACACTAGTACCAAATGGGGTAATACCACCTACAATGAGTTTCAAGTCGTCCTAACAAGCGTAGCTAGATTTGTTCTTGGGGGAACTGGAAGTAGCACAGGTAGCTGGGCTCTCGCTATCAAAACGGACGGAACACTCTGGGGCGTAGGGTACAACTTTTACGGCGTGCTCGGTCTTGGCAATCAGACAAACCAGAGCAGCTGGGTTCAGATAGGGAGCGATACAGACTGGAAGGATATTACAGAGGCTGATTTCAACTCTTATGCTCTTAAGGGTGGGGCTACGGACACATACCTCTATGCAACTGGAAGAAACACCTACGGAGCTACTGGGCAGGGCACAACGTCTGGGTATACGACATCGTTTACTAGGGTTAAGTCTGGCGCTGCTACTGACTGGAGCGAGAACCTAAACTACAGCGCAGGCTCGTTTAAGTTTGGTGGCAACCAATACGGCTGCATGGTAATCAACACCAGCGGAGAGCTGTTTATGTTTGGTAGAGCAAACAGTCAGTTTCCTTCAGCTCTAGAGGCTTCTATCTCTAATGGTAGTAGCCAGACATACGTCGTTCAGATAGGGACTGATACAAACTGGCAGCAGCTTATCACAGGAGACTACGATTCTGTCTTTAGAAAGAACAGTGGCCTATACACTGCTGGAAACACTTTTGGTTTTTATGGGACTTCTAGTGGAAACTACAACATTACACAGTACGAAACAGACACTGATTGGGATGATTTTGACGACTCTATCCAGCACGGATACGGAACCAGCCAATCATCTGCCAGATGCTTTGAAAAGAACGGAGTGATTAAGCTTTGGGGCCAACCTTCTTCTGGTGCTTGGAATTCGCCCACCACAAACGTGGAGGGCATTGATGCAACGACTTTATACAACTTCCCATCTGGCGCAACAGTGAATTCGCTGTCCGTTAATACAGGTGGTAGCACCTCGACCACGTTAATTCTAAGTGTAAGCTAATGAAGTACTCAGTAACTATACAATCAGAAGACGACTTGCTTCAGACATGGACAGACTCCAACTGTCCTAACATGGCGTGGGGCTTTAACGAGCGAGAGCTCGAAGAGTGCCTGCAAGAGGATGGGACATACGTCGCCACCTACGAAACGCTAGAGATACCAGAGGGTGAGACCATGTGCTTTACGTACCTGACTGGATCTGGAGAAACAACTTACCACCTTCAGGCTGGCGAATATGGGGTAAAGCCAGAGTAATTATATTTGCATCATGGACGTAAAAAAGAAACTAAAGCGATTTGGATTATCTGGACTGAATAAACCCAAAAGGTCTCCATCTGGTAAAAAGTCTCACATCGTAGCAGTTCGCGACAACGGAAAAATTAAGATCATCCGATTCGGAGAGCGAGGAGCTAGCACGGCTGGAAAGCCCAAGGCTGGAGAGTCTGCACGCATGAAGGCAAAGAGAAAGAGCTTCAAGGCGCGTCACAGAAAAAATATTGCCAAGGGGCCAACTAGCGCAGCTTACTGGGCCAACAAGGTTAAGTGGTAATGAACACTGTTAAGTACAACAAAGGCGGAAAACTTAAAGTGTCTCAGAAGTCAGTTGAGGTCCCACCTCCATCTGGATATCACTGGATGCAAGAAGGCGGTAGATACTTCCTGATGAAGGGAGATTATAAACCGCATCCAAATGCAGTAAAACAAGCAAAGTTTAAACTCGTGAACCACTCTTAAAATGCCAGAAAGTAAATCAAGAGTTGCACACCTTCTGGATCAGCTCAAATATTCGGATCGCATTGGACAGACTGATACCGCCAAGGCCGCTCATTTGTCTTATATAGACGATAGGCTGCGCAACATGCTTTCGCCTAATGAAGCTAGGATGGCCCTGGAGGATCTTACTAGAAGGAGACTTCAGGGTGAGTCAGCCGAAGATCAAGCTTCTGTTATTTCCAGAATGAATAAGGGGGGGAGAATGAAGTTTAATAATAAATACACTTCAGGAAGCAAGAACGTAGGTAGACGCAAAGAGCTTATGACTGAGATTGCGAACATCTATAAGAAGCATCGCGGCACAAAGGCTCAAAGAAAAAAGAAAGGATTCCCACCCGCTGTAGCAGCTCGACTCAAGAGTCTTATGGCGCAAAGAGATAAGATATGAAGACAATGAAAAAAGGTGGTATGGCTGGACTGTCTGCTGCTCAAAAAGAAGTATATCGTCGTGGGCTTGCTGCTTACATGAGCTCTGGCAATAGACCTAAAACATCACAGCATGCTTGGGCTATGGCAAGAGTTAAGTCTGCCTTTGGAAAGCGCGAAGCTGCTAAGATTGCCTCTGGCAAGAAGAAAAAGAAATAATAACTATATTTGCCTCAAATAACAAACAATGGCTACTACTACCGCAACTCTCACCATCTCTAGCTCTGACTTGACTGGAGATGCTTTGTCTCTCAGCACTACGGCTACCTTGACTAAGGCTGGCAGTGGAACTGGTCTTGACCAAACGACTGGCGTCGGTCGCAAGTTTTACGCATCTGCACAAACCGATACTGCTTTGATCGCTGCTGCTGACTACACGGACGACAAGGCTCACAAGGTCTACATCAAGAACACCTCTACTAGTAACTCAGAATACGTCACTGTAAAGATTGGTGCTACAGAAGTTGGCAGACTGTATGGTGGTGACTGGTTGTTCCTTCCTTGGAGCGCTGACACTACTTCTACGGCTGCAGACATCGACATCGACACGTCTGACGTCAATATGACTGTTGAGTATCTCGTAATCTTCGAAGCATAATGGCTAGCGTAAGAGCATCACTTAGCCTCACGAGCGCTGGTGTTCTTAGCAGCCCCCTAAGCATCTCTGTTGACACAGTCCTTACTGTCGATTCAGGCTCTCTTATAAGAGCTAAGGTAAAGGGTACTGTTGCGGACACGGACGACTTGGCTATATACATAGCCAATCAATGTTCTGACAGGGCTTACCTGTACATCAAGAACCTTGATTCGGAGCTTGAGAACTACATCTACATTCACAACGACACTGACACTGGTCTCGTAGCCAAGATCGGTGGCGGTGAGTTTGCGTTCATACCTATCAACCCAGACAAGAAGCACGAAGTGTATGCTACCAAGGTTGATACTTTGATCGAGTACGGTGTATTTGGAAATGATAACTCATCCGCCCCATACGGAGGAACCTAATAAATAAGACATGTCTACGAAAAATATTGCCATACTTAGCAATGACGCGGCCTTTACAAACTACGAGGTTTCGGGCATCTATAACCCAACAGCAAGCAGTATTGATGCTGACGTTGTTGGATCTATAGACACATATCAAACTGACGCCTACAAGCCACTCACCAGCAGCACCACAATAGCAATAGCTCCTGGATATACCCTTTACGGTAAGTTTACTTCCGTCAGTGGCAACGGCCTCGTTGTGATGTACTGATAGTTTAAAAAATAATTTAATTAAAATGGATAATCAACCCAACGAAATTGCTGGAATGAAAGTTTTCAGCAGCCCAGAAGAAATTATGGCCTCACAGACTCAGGAGTCACAGCCTGATCCACAGCCTGAGCCTACATCAGAGCCAGCTCCAGAGCCTCAGCAAGAGGTTCAGGAGGAACCTACGACTCAGCCAGAGCCGCAGGAAGTGTCGCAGCCACAAGAGAGCGACTATGTCGATCCAGAGGCTGCACCAGTTCAAGAAACACAGGAGTACTCAGACGCTGATTACGAACAAGCTGTCCTTCAATACATGAGCGAGAGGCTCGGTAGGGACTTTAATTCGTTTGAAGACTTTAGCACTCCACAACAAAAAGCTCTTGACGAGCGCATTGAGGCCATTGCTCGCTTCGTAGAAGAAACGGGTAAGGGTCCAGAAGATTGGTTTGCGTATCAGTCGCTCAACCCATCCGAGATGGATGATATGACGGCTATTAGAGTTAGCATGGCTAGCCAGTACCCATCCCTTTCTCCTGAAGAACTCAATGTGTTGGTTAGCAGCAAATATAAGGTTGACCCAGACCTCAACACTGAGGACGAAGTACGCCTTGCACAAGTTCAACTTAAAGTTGATGCTCAGAATGCTAGACAGAGAATCGAGGAGCTTCGATCTCAGTACCAAGCGCCAGAAGCGTCTGCGAATGAAGTTGAATCATTTATTGACGAAGCATGGATCTCAAACATGTCTAAAGAAGTCGACCTCATGACTGGTCTGGAATTTGACCTCGGTGGTGATAAGACCTTTACTTTTGGACTTGAAGATTCATACAAGTCGCAACTTAAACAAAAGAATGCTCGTCTTGACGAGTACTTCGACACCTACATCCATGAGGATGGGAATTGGGACTACGACAAGCTTTCTTCACACAGAGCGGTCATCGACAACATCGACGCTATTGTTGCTTCGGCTTACAAGCAAGGGTTGGGTGATGGGCAGAAGACTCTTGTAGACAGAGCGGCTAACGTACAATCTCAGTCTCCTACTGAATCTGGAAGTATAAATCAAACAAACCCACTTGCTGAGCAGCTAAAACAAATCATGGGCTCTCAGGGTGGGAGAGTAACTTTTAAAATCTAAAAACTAGAACAAAATGGCTAATCTTGGCACAGACAGAACTGCAGGCTCGGGTAACTTGCCTCAGATCGACCAGGCTCCATCCGATTTTCGGATCACACCTGAAAACTACACTACCGTTGGCACCTTGCTCAAGGCCAACAAGGACTTCGTTATCCCTCAACTCGTTGAGACCTACGGAGACCAAGGTATCACGGGCTTCTTGAAGCTCACGGGCGCTATCACCTCAGGCGGTACTTCAGACCAGATTGACTGGTGGGAAACGGGTCGTCGTCACGCAAAGTTCAATTACACGACTTCTGAGATTGACACTAGCACCACCACTAACTCAATCACGATTACTGCTGGCACCACTAATAACGACGCATTCAATGCAGGCGTTCAAGTAAACGACGTTGTCATGGACAGCTCTACTGGCACCCGCTACATCGTTCAGGCTGGTGGCTTCGGCACTGGCTCGGCTGTTGCTGCTGTTTTGGTTAAGCTCGATGGCACTGTTCACGGCTCCTCTGACTACGACGCCACTTCTGGCACCTGGATCGTCTTGGGCAACATGTACGCTCAGGGCACGGATCAGCCTACTGCTTTCCGCGAGTCTGATATCGTGAAGTACCAGAATCCATTTATGATTGTTAAGGGTCGTCACGAAGTGAACGGTTCTCAAGCAACCAACATCGGATGGGTTGACACGGGCAAGGGCTACCAGTGGTTTATGTACGCAGAGCAAGAGGCTCGTAAGCGCTTCGAAGACCAGAGAGAGATGATGTTGCTCTTCGGAGAGAAGAGAACTTCTGCTGGCGGCTCTGCCACTGACCTCACGGATGAACTCGCTGGCTCTGAAGGTTACTTCTCAGCTATTGAAGACAGAGGTATCCAGGTTCAGAACGCTAACGCGAACCCACTCGATTCATTCGCTGAGTTTGACGACATCATTGTTGAGCTCGATAAGCAAGGAGCTCCTTCTGAGTACGCTATGTACTTGAACAGAAAGCAAGACCTCGCTATCGACGACATGTTGGCTAACGGTATCGCTACGCAGGTTACTGCTGGCTTGCCAGGTCAATTCGGTGCTTTCCAGAACAACGCAGACATGGCTGTTCAGCTCGGATTTAAGAGCTTTACTCGCGGTGGCTACACGTTCCACAAGCACGACTGGAAGTTGTTGAACGATCCTACGTTGATGGGTGCTTCTAACTACGTCCAAGGCGCTATGGTTCCTTTGGCTACTGTTGCTGACGCACGCTCAGGCATGAAGGCTCCTGCTCTCTCTTTGTACTACAAAGAAGCTAACGGTTACAGCCGTGAGATGGAGCACTGGGTGACTGGTGGTGGCGTTTTGGGCCACACGAACAACGGTGATTTGGGTACGGACCAGGCGGTCTTCCACTACAGATCTGAAGTTGCTTTGTGTGTTCGCGCTGCTAACCAGCACGTTATGATCAAGGGATAATAACTAATGTGTAATGAGAGTCGGGGGCAACCCCGCTCTCTTTGCGCTTAAAAACTAAGCACATGGAAAGATTTCTTTTTTTCAAAGACGCTGCGGATGACGTTTACTGCAATTCCGCATCCAACCTTTTGAGCATCTCTATGGCTAGTGATGATAACGTAACCCTCAAATTTAAGGCCAGATCTAATGATGCCGCTGTTGACTCAGTTGCTCTTACTGTAGCCAATGAAACAGAGCTGGGGGTTATGGAGTCTATCGCTAATGCAATAAACTACTCCAGCAAGGCAATGATCGTTGTTTACGATGCTGTTCTTGGCGTCGGAGTTCACAGCTCTATTACCGCGTCCGCAATTACTCTTGATTCACTTGCTGACTAATAAATATTAAAGACATGAAATTTTTGAGATTTAGAGACGGGAACGACACCCTTCAATTTAGACCAGCAAGCACTCTTCTCGGTATTTCAAATACCGTTGACGGAGAGGTTCAGCTTTTCTTTCAGGACGACGCAAACGCACAAGGTAATTCAGACTACCTTGAGTTGAGTGTTACAAATAACAAGGAGAAAGAAGTTATAGAGACGATTGTTGAAGCCATTTACTACGGGCCAAATACTATTGTTACTATTGCCGATGAGGATACAGGTGAGTTTATTCACGCAGAAATTGATGCTGTAGTTGGCATTGTTGGTAATAGCGACACCGACCCTGCTTAATCTGATTAGAGAAGGGCTCTTCGGAGTCCTTCTCATTTATTTTTTTAAAAACAACAATTATGAACAAACTAACATTAGATTCAGTTAAGCTCAACACACTCACTGGCTCAGGCGCTGGTGTGTGTGGTGGCTTTAGAAGACCTACTGATACCACGTCCCTTACTTCTGCATCAGGATCCGAGATCACCTTGACGCCAGCTCAATCTGGGACCCTTTTTGAGGTTAACGGAACGGAAGACAACGTTGTAAACTTGCCAGCATTGAATGCGAGCAACGCTGGACTTACGTATGAGTTTTTGCTTACTACGGCGGTTGCTGCTGACAAAACAACTACTTTTGTCTTGCCAGGCTCAGGCGTCTCTGATTTCCACGCACACATCGTTCTTACTGGTGCTGCAGGCACTGGTACTGACACTTACGACGTAGCTGGAGACACTCTCACGTTGCCAAACAGCACGGTGGCTGGAGCAAGAGTTACGTTGACTTGCTTGAAGGATGACGGAACTAACTCTACCTGGAAGGCAGAGACTGTTTCTTCACCTATCGCTACTGTTGCGTAATAGCAATTACACGCTTCGAGAAAGGCTCCTTCGGGGGCCTTTTTCTTTTTTACTATATTTGCAGTACTTTTAATGCAATGAAAAAATTCTTCTTGTTTAGGAGAGAGGAGGACTCTATCTCCAGCGGATCAACCACATCGAATACGGGTGTAGGTATCTCTACGATATCTATACCTGCAGATCATGTTTCGTACATGACAACAAAGAAGGGTGGTGTCGTAATTACTTTCAATCATTCATCTGCATTTGAAGATACGTTCCTCAAACAGGGGCAGTCTCTGCCTAAAACAACTGTAGAGGTAGGGTGTATAGAGGGACAGGAGTCAGCCCTTATGGAGGAGATACTTAACTTTATCTCCAACCCAGGTGGCAAAAATATCATGCGGTTTGATTCTGTTGGAAAGAACTCTACCTTTGGTAAGTTTGGACAAAACAGAGAAGACATAAAACCAATCGTACCCACGCTGGCTGTCGACACGATTAGCGGCGAGATAAGCGAAGGTGACGCCCAAGATCAGTACGCCAACAAGATAGCTGGCATAAACTTCTACGGGAATACTCCAGAAATAGATTACAACCACGAGTCTATTGACGGGTATGCAAATGGGGCTACTATAGATACTTGGTATAACTCTGGCTCTGCAGGCGCGGCTTACAACATAGCCCCTGCATCAGGCCTCACTCCTTCCATGGTTAACTCCGACAACCAGACGAACTTCTCTCAGAACGCAGTACAGATTAATGTGGATGAATACTTTGAAGTTCCAGCATACAGCGTTGCTTCTGACTACACCATATACGTTGTTTTGGGGAGAGATAACCTGGGAATTGGTGGTACTGGCCCTATTTACGGCGATGCTGACGGAGAAACAGTCGGATTTATTGGGTCGTTCCCTTACAACGGAGTTGTAGAAAAGTGCGGCTCTTCAAACAGAGACTTTGTAGTTCGTCACGACGGAAGGACGGGGGACATTGCCTCCGCAAGGGCCGACTCCTTTTTTGATGACGGGATAAACAAGGAGCCAGACTTTGTTCCGTGCTATTCTTTTGTCATAAGGAGGGATAGGGATTTCAATGTATTCCTTCACGACAGAACGGGAGACATCGTAGCCTATATTCCCGCTGTTGTCGACAAAGTTACTACCCCTGGAGCCACAGATGGAAACCTTTTGATAGAAAGGCTTGGTACCACTAACGAAGTGGTTTCTGGGTGCTTTAAGGGGCAACTCGCCAGATTTGGCGTAATCAACAAAGACATTGGAGCTGGCTCAGCATCTTCGCTGGCCATCGACCTTTTTAAATTCTATAAACTTTAATTCATTAAACCATGGCTGAACAAGCTACACGACGGGCTGGCCGCCCCAAAAAGGCCGTTGAGACTCAGTCTCAAGTTGTTGAACCGCCACAGGCTTCTGTTAAAAAGAAGCCAGCTATTAAGCGCACGGAGGTAGTAAATCAACACAAAGAGTATGAGATATCAAAAGGAGGAGGTATTGTATATATGCTCCCTCAAAAAGGCATCACTGTGTATGATCAAGAAAACGACACAGTGAGAGAGATTCGATACTGCCCGAATGAGCCGTCAATCTTTGTCGATGAACAAAGCTCTAATGCAGTTAAGCAGTCTGTCGTCTTTAGGAATGGAAAGCTTTTCGTGCCCAAGGACAAGCCCAACTTGCGAAAGTTCATAGAGCTTCATCCCATGAATGTCTCTAACGGTGGATCTGTGTTCAAGGAAATCGACAAAAAGAAAGACGCTGAAATACAGCTCAACCAAGAGTTCTTGCTTAACGATGCTGTGTCTAAGGTTCGAGACTCAAGCCTTGATGAGCTTCTTCCAGTGGCCATGTTCTTTAACGTGAACATAAATACCCCAGTGAATGAGATTCGCTACAACCTTCTTAATATCGCTAAGAAGAAGCCACAAGAGTTTTTGGAGTCATTTGACTCTCCTCAAGTTATGGCTCGTAGTGTTGTAAAACAAGCTGAGAGTTATCAGATCATCAAAGTAAAGAGTGATGGAGTATACTGGTTTGACAGTAACAGCCTTATTGTTTCGGTTCCTGTTGGTCAAGATCCATCAGACGTTATGGTTAGGTTCTGTCTTACTGAAAAAGGAGCGTCAGTATTGACGTCTCTAGAAGAGCGCCTAGAGCGACTAGCATAAAGAGAGGCCCTTCGGGGCCTCTTTTTTTTGTTTGTATATTTACAGCATGATAAGCGTAATAAAGGTGTACGAGGCAGTAAGAGATCTCTGCAACAAAGATCAGAAGGGATTTATCTCCCCCTCTGTCTTTAACAGGTTTGCAGAGGTCGCTCAGCTCAACGTCTTTAACGAGATGTTTGATGAGATTAAATTGGCTGCCAAGATCCGTCAATCTGGATCTGACGCTGGGAGAGACAAGTCTGCATACAAGATGTTGGAAGAAGACCTCAGCAACTACATAGGCAGGGTAAAGCTGAATGTAGCGGGAGAAGAGCCAAGCACGTATGTTCCTGATGGTGATGGAGGTTCTATTGAGGTTCCCGTTGAAGAGGTAGCTGAGTTTCAGAGACCATCTTTTGTCCACAAGATTATCAGCATGTATGTTGACGGAACTAACACATCTGTGGAGATAATAACAGACGAAGAAAAAGCCAGAAGGGTTCTTAACAGCAACCTTTCAGCACCTACGGAAGACTTCCCAGTGGCTCTTTTTTCTTTCAACAAGATCATGATCTTCCCTCAGACAATTAGCGCTGATGTAAACCTGGTGTACTACAGAAGACCAGGCAGTATATCTAACACTGGGGGTTATGGGGATCAACCACCATCGTATGCCAGTATAAGCATTAGCGATGGATTTTTGCTTCCTGACGAGTCCTCAAGTAGAAACTTTGATTTGCCGTCTCAATACTTCTCAGAGGTAGTTGCAGAGATAGCAAGGATGATTGGGGTGAGGTTGAGAGACGACGTTCTTAGTCAATACGGCATAGCCGAAACAACGAATAAATAATGGCATTTGAAGATGTAGTATACAGTGGCTCTAGGGATTCAGGAGGCACAAACAGTGAGTCTATGAACTTTGTCTCTCTAAGACAAGTTGTTGACGACTTTATAGTCACCATGGATAGCGATGACTACATCAGCAATGTCTCAGATGTAGCAATACGAAACATAGCTCTCAGAGGCATCAGGGAGTTTGGCTTTGACGTCAGCAGCAGAATTAGATCTCTCAAGAGAACTGTTAGCGCTACAAATACAGTGACTCTCCCTGAAGATTACGTCGACCTTGTTAAGATGGGTGTTGTTGGATCTGACGGAGTTCTTAGGGTTTTTGGACAAAACAAAAACCTTAATTACTCAAGGGCTATAAGCGACTCGACCCAAACCGATAGCAATGCTGGTCCTTTGAATATATCTTCAAACCTTACGACCAATAGGGTGGATAGCAAGTCCTCTACTGCTGGCAGCTCAGACGGAGACGCAGACTACGATTACTTCATCTTTGAAAACTACATGTTTCAAGGCGGGATAGGAAGGCTTTATGGTTTGGGTGGTGGAAAGCTTGCTGGTGAGTACAGAATAAACCTTGATCAAAACAGGATAGAGATAGACACATCAGATTCTGTTACAGAGGTTGTTTTGGAATATGTGGCTGACGAAGCCAGATCAACAAACCCAGTTATACACGTATACGCAGAAGAAGCTCTTCGTTCGTATATGTACTACAAGCTTTGCGAAAGAAAGTCTACGGTGCCAGCAAACGAAAAGGCTCGTGCTCGATCTGAGTACTACAACGAAAGAAGAAAGGCCAAGGCCAGACTCAGCAACTTCTCTAAAGAGGAAGCTTTGAAGGTCATTCGTAACAACTTTAAGCTGTCACCTAAGTACTGATGATAGAAAAGATTACACCAAGAAAACTCAATACATCTAAAGACGCAAGGATACAGGGTGCTATTGAGATGTACGACGCATACAATGTGTCGATTAACGAGTTTACTGACACTTCTGGCGACTCTTCTATGTCTTCTGGAACGATCTCTGGATCACAGACAGGTGATGAAGGAGTTATAAAGCCAGCAAAAGGAAACCAACCAGTTACTCAAACTGCACTTACAGCAGACCAAAACAGAAGGATTATAGGAAGTGTTTCTGATGAGGTTAACGGTATTATATACTGTTTTTTGAGCTCGGAGGATGCTGCTGAACACGGGGTATACAGCCTCAGTGGTGACAGCCTTGTGCCTGTGTACACTTCAAAGATGTTCAAGTTTAACTCGAACTCTTTTGTGAAGGCAGACATTGTGTATGCTAAAGGCGGTCCGATACTGTACTTCACTGACGGGGAGAATGAGCCTAGAAAGCTTCATGTAAACAAAGCTTCTGAGATAGTCTCTAACAGTCTTGATTTAGACACAAACGATACGCTCCGCCAGCACGACTTTATCACAGCGTGCCCAAAGACGCCAATGCACAGGCCTTCTTTTTCTTTTGATTCAGACCCTACAGTTGCTACTAACTTTGCTGGATCTCAAGGTTTTCAGTTTGCGTATCAGTGTATATATGACACGGGTGAAGAGACGGCTTTGTCACCCTACTCTAACGTAGCGGTACCTCCATCATACCTGAACCAAGGCTCTCTCTCGGAGCCAGCCCTAAACACTGACAACGTCATTGTAGTGGCTGTCCCATCTTCAGTCAATGGTGTTAAGTCGTTTACCGAGAACATATCTAAAGTCAGACTTCTCGTAAGGATCGGTGGCAGAGGCTCATTTTTCGAGGTCGAAGAAAAAGAATACAATGCAAGTAATGCTGATGCCTTTTTTGGTGGAGAAATAAGATTCACGTTCTCTAACGACACGGTTTTAAACGGAGTGCCTCAAGAGGATGTAGATAAGCTTAATGACGCTGTACCAAAGAAGGCTAAAACTCAGGCTGTAGTAAATGACAGGCTGATGTACGCAAACTACACAGAGGGTTTTAATGAGCTTGATGAGGTACAATGCTCGTTGTCTGCTTACTACAACCCAAGAGGTGAAGAGTTTACTAACCTTGAGATAGGTATAAAAAAACTTATTTTGCCTGTGGCATACGACCCAGGAACTGGAATACAGTATGATCCAGACCTTAAGCCTTCTGGGGGCGCATCTGACAGCGCGGGCAACAACTTGGTATATAACAGAAGAACGGCTTATCAGTTTGATCTGTCAGAGCTTCCTTCTGTTATTGACGCTGGCACACAGCTAAGGCTTAGACTTACAATAAGGCCAGATAAAAACTTTGAGCTTTATGACTCAAGGAACTCTTTTCATGCGTTTAAAAACGTAGGTTACGATGCTGGGCAAAACGACCTCGATACCTTAAGCATAAACTCTACAACGAGGACTATTAAAAAAGTAGATGGCGGCAGCTCATCAAATGGTGAGACCCCAGCAACATTGCAATTTAACGAGGGTGTATTGCTTGGAGATGTTTCTTGGAACGTTTTGGGTTCTGATGGAGTTAATGGATCTATTTCCTCTGGCACCATAGACAGTATAACCACTGGGCATTCGCCATCTTGTCCTTTTATAATCCCCTCAACGTCAGTCACTTTTTCTATAGCTCTTGATTTTAACGAATCTATTGAAGGTGAGTCTGCAATAAAAACAAACATATCAAACTGCCTGATAAACTACTTTACATTTGGCAACCTTGAAGGCGATGGATCGTATCCAATTAACGCAAACATCACTCTTGTTAGCTCTGATTCTAATAAGCAGTCGATCTCTACAATAGATCAGGGTCTCGACAATCAAGACGGCTATGGGAAGCTTGGAACATCGAACAGAGATATAGCCGAGACCATCATGAAGGTTTACGACAGGAGTGATGTTGATGAAATATCTACTGGTGACAACCTTTTGCCCAGAGATGAGGTGCCCCCAGTAGGGTTTATGGCTATTAACAGGGCCGAGTTGAGGTGCGGTCTATATTATTCCGATGAAGCCAATTCAGCCCTAGAGGGGGGTGCAAATGATGTTGGACCAGTCTTTGCCCTTCAGGTTGAAGGGCTTAGTTCTCCCACAAACCCTTCTAATGCTCCAGAGTACGTCACCATGATACCTAGGGTTTACAGTGACGGTCTTTTGAATTGGTGGTGGGCCTCAAAAGATTACCTCACTAATGCTACTGATGGTAATGTATTTATTGGAGGCGAAATTGAAAAACAAGCCTTTGATAATAGCGCACCTCCAAATTTTCTTCAATATGTCGTAAATGAAAATTTGTGGTTTTCGGCTAAACACCCACTCCCTAACGGCGTTAGTGGGTTTCAAACAGTTTATTCTCCAATAGGGCAGCCTTTAAGCTTAAATATTCAAAATAACTTTTTTGACGAAGATTCGTCAAATCTAGATATAGAGGAGGATTTTAACAATACATCAATATTAAATTCTATTAACGATCCATTAGGCACGCTAACAAAACGAAGATATTCTATAGGGTATCCAGTAATCAGCAACGCAGAGAACAGGATACTTAAAATAGTAGATCTGGCAAAGAACTTTTCTGAAAACGATGGGTACAACGTTTACTCGATTGTCGACGGAGAGGCTCACGTAAGAAGGAGTACTATATCAAATCCAGAAAACCAAAACTTTTGGTACGGATTTATATATGGATCGGAGTATCTAGGGAAGCAAAACAACATGTTTCCTCTTAGCCGAGGGTGGAAAGGTGGTGGTGGATATCCTGGGTTTCTTCACGGCTTGTTTAGTTATGGCAACAAAAGTGCCTATGCTGATGATTCAAACGAGGATGGAAACATTGATTCAGCACTAAGTGCGACAGCTTTAGACCTTATACTTGACGAATCTTATCCTGAGGCAGAAGTTTTGAACTTTGCTTCAGCAGTATACAGCAACTCTATATCTCTTGATGCTCAGTCTAGATCGTTCAAAAGATATTGTTCTCACGACTTTGGAGTCGTTTTCTTTGACGAAAGAGGCAGGGCTGGAAATGTGAACCCTCTAGGTAGCGTCTATGTAAACGGGTTTGCAGAAAGCCCCAATACTGGATCTGCCTTTGTTGTGGCAACTTTCAATCAAAATCAGAGCAATATTCCGTCTTGGGCTCACTTCTACAGGATGGTGTACGGCGGTAACTCCACTATAGACGACTTTGTGCAGTACTCTGCTGGTGGTGCTTTTGTAGCTGCCGATTCAGGCGGCGAGAACGGACTCATATACGTGTCTCTAAACCACCTTCAAGAGAACTCAGATGTATCTTACAGTAAGGCCTTTGGCGCTGTCAAAGAGGACGGAGACAAAGATCTGTATACGTTCTCTGCTGGTGACAAACTAAGGATTATATCTTACTTCGAGGGTGACGAAACATCCACGAGAGTTTTTGTCAACGATGAAGATCACAGGTTTGATGTCGTAGGAACTGTAACACTGGGTAAAGAAGATAACCCACTTGTAGGCGAGAACGAAGACGTTCACCCAGCCAAGATGGGTCAGTTTGTCATCTTGAAAAACAACTTTAAAGCCTCAGGATTCTCTTACGACGACGTCTCTCAAAGTAGGGGTATAGGCGCAGGAACAAACACCTCGGACATATACGACCAAGGAACAAACTTCTGGAACAAAAGATGTGTCTTTGAGATATACTCTCCCTCTAAGAATCAGAGTGCAGAGGACAGAATTTATTATGAGATAGGCAAAACTTACAACATAATAAAAGAAGGAGGTGTAAGAAAGTTTCAGACCAGAAACGTTATCCTTACTGAAGGAGATGTGTTCTTTAGAAAATCTGCAGTAAACCTTCAGCCGTTTGTTGATGGTGAATTTGCTGGCCTCATAGGTAACGGCAATGGAACCTTCGAGGAAAGAAGCGAGCCTAACTTTGAGTCTTACTATCTTGAAACAAAGGCCTTTACTGATAACTTCCCTGGGGCCGATGTAAAACCATTTGGTAAGCCAAGGATTGTATCGAGAGAAAAGGAAGAGGTGTACAGCCCCTCATCTATTAAGTTCTCAGATAAGACAAACCCCAATTCAAACTTAGTACGTTACACTTCGTTTAACAACTCTAAGTTCCCGTATAAGGATCTGCAGAACTCTGATGGGCCTATATACCATCTACTCAACTTAAACGATAGCCTGTTTTGCATTCAGCAACTCAAGTGCTCCTCTATACCCGTGTCTAGAACTGTCTTGTCGGACGCCCTTGGAAACGAGACTGTTGTAACATCCACAAAGGTTCTTGGCACGGAAAGGTATTATTCAGGCACACACGGTACAAGTCACCCAGAATCTGTTGTCAACGTAGACAACTTTATCTACTTCGCTTCTTCTGATCAAAGAAAGGTGTATAGGTTTGATGCGTCTCAAGGCATAGAAGCGATATCTGGGAAGGGTATGGGTTCGTTCTTTGATAGGACTCTTGTCTTAAATCCAGACAAAGACAACAGGGTTGTTGGTGGTTACGACCCAGATACAGACGAGTTTATTCTTTCTGTAGCCAAGGAGGTGCCGACATGGAGTCTTTCAGGGGTTATAAACCCGCCTGTTCAACCCGATGGTACTGTTGTTGCAGATGACATCGTAGAAGGCTTTGTCGGTGTCGTAGATTCATTTGAAGGTGGTTTTGGTAATAGCGATGAATTTATAGAGGCTCTTTTACTTAGCATCAACCAAGTCACTAGTGCTCTTGGTGAAAACAATGACCAGGTAATAAGCATATTAGAAAGTATTTCTACTGTAGAAGAATTCTTAAATCAAGACTACAGTGAGGTGTCTACTACTTTTACTGTTGAAGTTCCTATTGGGGATCAATTTTATCAAATAGGTCCGTTCATCAACCCAACTAGCTATAACGCTGAACTTCAAGAGCTCCAGTCGAGTCTTTTTGAGAGCCTCTTTTTGTCTATAGAAGAGCTGTTGTCTAGGTATCAACAACTTGATGCTGCTTATGAAAGCGCTCTTATAATAACTTTTGGGGCTGCTGGAACCCTTCAAGACAGCATGGAGGTGCTTAACAATATATTGTATCAGGCTGATGCTGTTGGCGTTACCAATGATCAAATAGCTTCTGCTTTTCAAGAAGCAGGTCTTGATTTAGGCATCGGCAATACGCTTTTACAGATAGCCAGCGACGCTAGAGAGCAAGTTGCTAATGTTTATAACTTGTTTGAAGCCTCTACCGCAATACCTGTTGATGCACAATATCTTCTTGACGTAGTATATGGAGCAGGAAGCGTAAACATCCCAGAAGGATTTACACCTCCAGATCCTTTTAATGTCACATTCTTAGCGCCTGGAATAGGTGGTTTTGACACTCTTGGAGATCAAATTGATGACGTTTTGCAGACTTACTCTAATGCCGTTCAAGCAATACAGGCGTATGTGGGCTCAGGAGATGGTGGTGCTGTTGATGTGTCTGGCGTTGTGTCGTCTATATTTGACTCAATATTATTGAATTATTCGTCTGGCAATGAATTAGTTCAGCAGCTTCAGATTTTGCTCTATGGTCCTGATGGTGTTTCTGGAACCGAAGACGATGAACAAGGCCTTCAGGGTCAGTACAACTCCCTGCTTCAAGACTGGAACACACTTCTTGAAATAGCTTATGGTCCTGACTTAACGCCAACTGAAACCGTTTCTTTTAACGGTCAAGTTTTCCTCGAAGGAAACAACCAAGTGGCAGAAGGCTATGAGGGTGAAATAAGAAATCTAGAATCTCTTATAGGTGGGTTTGTAACTTACCAACAACAGCTATTTGAGGCTGCTGGCCAGCTATACGCAACCATCTTTGGCACTCAGGATAATGGAGGCACGGCAGATTATACAGCCCTCCTACAAAATGAAGATGGAAATGTAGAAAGTGTTACTCAAACGTTTACTGGCACCAACCCAGGTGGATTCTACGGTTTTCCTGGAGCTGGTTATGGGGAGCTTGTTAACTTGCTTGGAGCTGGGCTAGGAGGTGATGAGTTTCAAAACACGATAGATGAGCTCAGCTTAGAAATAACCAACAGAACAGCGGTAATGGACCAGGTTATTGATGACTATATCGGCTTTGCTCTTGGTGGTTACAACGACGATTTTAGGACCGACGAAGATGGCTCCACTACTGCTAACGTCATAGCTGGTATTGTAACGGTTCTAAACAACAGGATACCTGATGGAGGGCTTCTTTCGAATATGTACGGCAGGATTTTTAACTTCATAAACTCAGAAGGTGAATTTTCAGGTGCTCCTGACCCAGATAATCCAGACATCAACAACATAGTGGTTACGGCTGATGGAGGGGATCAGGTGAACATAAGCGGCGGATTTAATCCAAGTGAAGTGAGTGGTGTTGAAGCAGTTCTTCTTCAGGGACTTGACATTGCTTTTGAAAGGATTATTGATGACGCTCTTTCCGACAACGTCGGCGTTCCTCAGTCGCTTTATTCTCTGTCTCAGTGGTACAAAGCTTGGAATACGATAGCCTCAAACAACACCGAAGAGATATCTCCAGTTACCAACTTTTTATATGACTATACGACTTTCTCTCAGCAAACGATAGAGCCAGTAGTGATTATCGAAGGCGGAGGCGGAGGCCTGGAAAACTTTGCTCAGCTTCTTCAGTTCTTTGAGTCTGGTCAACTTACAGAAGGTCAAGTGCGACAAATAATCAATGGGTTTAAGCCAGGAAACCAGCTTTTGTACGCTGACTCTAATGAAGATGGTGAAGTTGGATCTGCTGATTTGATTGATTTCTTGACAACATTCGGACAAAACACAAACACTAATTGGCCTGGAATAAACGGAGCTGGGTGGCAAGGTGGTAGCTTTGGAAACTTCGCTGAAAATTAACAACTATGAGTAGCGCAACAATAGCTTACAGTCACTCAGGTGGCTTTTGGAAAACAAAGTACTCTTACATCTCAAGCTGGTTTGGAAGGGTTGGGAAGATTTTTTACTCAAGCCAAGCCGATTCCAGCAACACGGCAGCATGGAAGCACAACAGCGATTCAGTGCAAAGAACTAAGTTTTACTCTACAGACGACGGTGCTGCACCGATCGGTAGTGGCATATCTGTTTCTTTTAACAAGAACGTATCTCAAAACAAGATATACAAAAGCCTTTCTGTAGAGGGCACTAGCAATATCTCTGGAGTAAACTCTTTTGTTGTTAATTCAGATGGCTCTGATGAAAAGTCAGGATCTATAGGAAGGCTTACGAACAAAGGAGGTGTTCTTTATGGACACATAGGTAACTCTTCTAAGTATGTCGATGGTTCTAACATCTCTTTTGTCGGAACTATATCTTCTAAGGCGGTTAGAGAAGTAAGCTCTAAAGACGTTTATTTCTACATAACCTCTAACGGACCGCTAAGGACCAATACTTCGTCATTTTACGTCATTTATGACCTAGAAACCGAAACGTGGGCGGACTTAGAAGGAACCTCGTTTACACTTACATCTGCTAAGAAATATGGTGATCATGGAACACCAGCAGATGAATTTGTGCACACCAACGGAGAAGTAGACCTGAGTGCTGAAACCAGCTTTGCGGATAGCATATCAAACGGATCTGAGGTACGTATGACGCTTGCGGACGTTAACACAGCCAACAATGTTACTCAAAAATTAACTACGTCATACGGGACTGGAGTTGATTTGCTTCAGCTCTTTGAGATAACTCCTCAGGAAATAAACGGGACACCACCTAGAGGTCAGTACGCTCAGGTAAACATCTCCCTTGGATATGAACCATACGAATTGTTTGCTTTGAATTTAAATTACGAGCCAACAGATCTGGACCATTCTAAGTAATAATAAGTATATTTGCAATTATGATCGACTTTATTATAGAACACTTCTTTACTGCACCAGAGAATTTGACTCTTGCTCTTGACCCAATAACGATAGGGTTGATGGTCGGTCAGGGTGTATCGCAAGTAGGGAAGATGATAAGCGCTAAGCAGCAGGAACAAGAGGCTGCTAAGCAAGCGCGAGAACAAAAGGATTTGTTTGACAAGATGGTTGGGGAGTTTGAGTCAGGTAAATATGACCAAACGCTGAGCCAAGAAGTAAGAGATGTTGGTGAGCAACAAAGGATTCTTGCAGAGGAGGCGGCTGATCAGGCGGCAGCAAGAGGTCAGGCTAGCATACAGTCTGCTTTGGCTGCCACTAGATACGGAGACCCTAGAGCAGGGGCTCTCATACCAAGGCAAGTCCAGCAGATAGAGTCTGGCATACAGCAGGCAGAGCTCGCTGGCTTGCAGCAGAAAGTTGCTGCCGACGCTTCTGTGGCTTCAGCACAACAGAAGATTGACGAAAGCAACAAGGCTATGCAGCAGCAGCTGGCGGCCATGCAGATGGCTAGAGGGGCTGCTGGTATGGATGCAGCCAATCTAGCTGCACAGCAAGCAAAACAAGCAAGGATGGACGCCTTGACTGGGTTAGCCTCTACTGCTGCTCAGGGTATCGCCATGGGCGCTGCCGAGGGAGGTGGTGGTGGTACGGGCACAGGAGACGGAACAGGTACTGGCAGCGGAACAGGCACGCCAGAAGTTAGGTTTGCAACTCAACACCCAACAAACCCCGCTCAATTCAATCTTGGTTCGGTTGGCCAAACCCAGTCTGTAGACCCTTCTTCTGGCGCCAATCTTATAGATAGAATTGCGTTAGGAGAGTTTACTGGGACTCAATCAGACAGAAGTCTCCCCAACAAGACATACACTCCCGAAGAAATTGCCGAGTTCGAAAGACGTCAATTAGAAGCAGCACTTCAGGCTTTTTTTCCTTTTAAAAAAGGGGGTAAATACAAGTTCGCCAACAAAGGCGGAGAGGTACACATGACAGAAGGGGAGTTTAGCCATAAGACAAACAAGAAGGCCTTGATTGACGAGGAGACTGGCGAAAAGGAAGCCGAGCTCACTGGCGACGAAGCCATGGTTAGAGATGGAGAAAACGTTCTTGTCTTTAACCCTAGCCAGCAGAGCACTATCGAAACCCTTGTCAACAAGGGGGACTCGAAAGGCCTCATGAAGAAGATGAAGGCGCTACTTAAAAAATTCAACAAAGAAAATGTCTAATCTATTTGGAGGTGTACCTCTGCCAGGTCGCTTTGACAGGGTAGAAAAGGCTGATCTTACTGGGGCTCAGCAGATAGCAGTTAGAGCGGATTCAAGAGACAGAGAGCTTACTAGAAGGTTTGAGCATGCTGAATCCATGCGCAGAGAGGACCTCAACTCTATATCTGGTTATGATGTAGCTGCTATCGGTCAGTTTGGTCAAGAGATATTTCAACAAGAGGTTGACGAAGCAAGAAAGATGATTGCAAGTGGGGAGCTTGATCCCACACAGGCTGCAGCCAAAATAGGCGAGCTCAAGGGTCTTTACAATCAGTTTCAGACTCACGCCAACGCCATGAGCGAAAAGGACAAAGAGGCTTTTGGGCTTGTTGACAACCCAGAGCTTAGGTCTGCATATCAGAAGAAGCTTGGTATTGGAGAGGAG